TCCAACTGCATGGTCAGTTCGGCAGACGTGAAGTTCACACCGATGTGCTTCTGGCTGGAAACCGTCAGCGTGGTGAACTGTTCGTTGTCGTCCTGCACTTGCAGCGCGGCGCCGTCGGTCACCAGAGCGCGGTCTGGCAGACGGATGCGGAGGGTGGAGCCGATCTTCGCGCCTTCGACGGCAAAGCTGTCGTCGTACTGGCGGTTTACGGTGCGGGTGATCACAAGGTTGTTCTCGAGGATTTCGAGAGCCTTCCGGGTGATCATATCAATGGTAAGAAGTGAATTAGCCACGGTGGCTGATCCTTATACTTAGCGGTTGCGGGAAGCCTCCCACTTCTTGATCTGGCGCATACGCTCCGCTTCAATCCATTCTGACGTTGACATGGCTTTGACAGACCGGGGGTCTGTTGTGTCGTAGGCAGGGGATGAAGTCGAACGCGCGGTCACCGGAGCAATAGGGGCGGGCGCGGTTGAGGTTTTCTTCATCGGCGGATCAGAAGCCATCTTGGCTTCGATTTTGCCGATTTCCTTGGCCTGCAAAATTGGCGGAAGGTTGGCGATACGCGCAGACTCTTTCGGGTTGGACCCTAACCAATAAATGATGTCGGGGCCAACGTCAGAAGCCTGAATTGTCTGGGCCATAACATCGGTCACAGGAAGGCTCGGGTTGTACGCGACCTGTTCAAAGTCGTCGTATTTACCGCGGGCGGTTTCCTCTTTTTCGTGGTATGTTTCCAGCAATCTAGCCTGCTGTTGGGCAGCTTCACGCTGACGAACCAACTCTTGCGCTTTTCGCTCGGCCAAAGCCTCTGCGTACTCAGCAGCGTTGTTGAAATCATCAGGCGCCGGAGGGTTGACGGGCATCGCCCGACGCGCTTCCAATTCAGCCTGCCTTTGGGCTTGCTCACGCTCCCATTTCCGTTGTTCACGGGCAAGGCGTTTGCCGACAATCGCGTCCAATTCTTCTTGGGTGAAGGTCTTAGGCGCTTCTGTCGTTTGGTCTTCCGGCAATGAGGCATCGGTTACAGGCGCCGCCGTAGCGGCCTGTTCCGGCGCGGGTAGTTCCGCTAAGTCTTGTACTGCTTCAGACATTTTTGATCCTTATGATCCCTGGCGAACCGCACCAGTACGGGTTCCTAAGACTAAACGCTTGTAAAGCGTTATGTCAAACAAATTGCAACAACAAGTGTTGCGCCGGCGGGCAAAAGCCAATCTAACAAACCTTTAGATGTCCAAGCTTTTGGCTCAAACCCTCCGTACCAAGGCATGTTGGCGCGTTTGCCGCCGTAATAAGCCGCTATTACCCGATATTCCGCTTGCGCATGTTCGCGCCCCATAAAAAATCCAGCCGCGGCGCAAGCCCCGAGCCACCAAAGCCCAAAGGTTAGCCCTAACGCAAACTGAAACAGCAGGGCGGCAACAGCGTGGATCATGAGTAATAGCTGATATTTAATATAGCGCTGGCCGACTGTTGGATAAAGCGCACTTTGGTTAGGTCGCCGTCGTATTGAAACGGAACGCCAATCGCAATAGGCATCCCCACCGTTGAGGTAGGCGCGATGCCGTCGTCGCGCCAGCGTACCGGAGCGCCTTCGGCTACAATCAGCGCCAGCACAGGTTTGCCGTTCAAACCGTCAGGCGTCGTAACTGGCACGGTAAGCCCTACAGACGCACTAAGATCGGTGATCTGTTGGTAACCAAAGCATGTCGTAACAGCTTTAAGGTTCATGGTCATATTAAAATCTCCTAGGTTGAGTAAACGACCGGATAATAATCGGCGGCTCATAAGTCGCGTAAGGAGGCGACAACCCAAAATTCCACCCGTCGTTATTTCCGGCGTCGTCGTTGTCATAATCAACGTAGGCGTTCCACGACGCGCCGCCAATAGCGTTGATGTCTTGAACGGTCAAATTGCTGGCGTTTACGGTTCCGCTCGCTTGCGACAAAGTAGCTTGCGTTCCTGTTAAACCCGAATGCAAAAATTTCTGGTTTGTGCCGCTGGTCAGAAAAACGCCGACAACAGACGTAACGCCTTCTTTAAGACGAACGGTTCCATTGGTCAGGGTAAAGTTTCTAGTGGAGCCTTGCGTCAAAGCATCCAAAAACGAAAACGTGCCGCCAATACCATTAAAGGTAAGCGGAAAATCAAAAGTTTTTCCGGCGGTTGTGACATTTTGAGCACCGGACGTGGCAGCAAAAGTAGTAGTCGCGGTTCCCGCGGAAAGCGTCATCCCGGCTGAAACAGTTAAACTGCCAATAATAGTCCTAGATGAATTAGAAAACGTTCCAGAAAAACCTGTAAAATCAAGGTTTTTAATGAAACCGTTTGCAGTTATAGTATCTGCGCCTCCTGTCACGCGGTATGAAACAGCAATGGATACGGAACCGCCTGCCGTGCCGCCGTTACCAAGCGTGCGCGTGCCTGCGCCCCCATTAGGGCACTCAATCAAAGGTTCGCCTGAAATAGTTAAATTGGTCGCGGTAGACGCGTTCCAAATCGTGCCGGAAGTGCCGGTCAACACTATTTTGCCGGTTCCAAAATTTACCGTGCGCGCGTTGCTGTTCGCCGTGGAAAAAACATTTGTTGTGTAAGTAAAAGAGTTTAATACTACTGACCCAGTAGTAAGCGTAGTCGTACCCGCAATTGTTGGCGACCCGCTAAGAGAAAGAGTAATATCCGCTTTGTTGATGGTAACTGTAGTCGCCGTTGCAGTCGCCGCCACGGTGACTACGGCTGCGGTCCCCGAATTAGCGTCAAAAGTGGCGCTATCCCCAGCAATAGGCGCAGAAGCGCCAGAAGCGCCGCCGGATGTCGCAGACCAATTAGCGGTACTAGTGCTGTTCCAAGTTCCAGACCCGCCGACCCAAAAACGAGCTGCCATTTAGCGCCCTTTCGTTAAAGTTATGTGGGTATTTCGTAAGACGCTTCAAAAACTGAAACGTAACGTCCAGTGTTAGCAGTTGCGCTAGCTTCGCCAGACACCAAAAATCCTTCGTTTGTCAGCCCCACATCTAAAACAGGAGTGTTAAAATTAGAAATGCTCTCGTTTCGCACAAACGCAACGTCGGGTGTGCCCCGCATGGCCGGATTAAAAGAGTGTGAAACTCCGTAAAAACGCCCGGAAGTAACCGGCGTAATTGTCCCAACGTAAGCCCCTTGGTAAAACTGTTGAAGGTATGGCAAAGCATCGTGCTGCGGCCAATTATCGTTGGGCAGCGAAGCAACACCTGGGCGAACAGATACACTAAAAACATCCACATTAAACGTCGTGGGGTCAGCATCTAAAGACACAGCAAAATAGCCCGTGTCGGGGTTAGTGCCGTAACTAGCTGCGGAAATAGAAGGTATTTTAACGCAGGCAATGTAATCCACAATCTCGCTAGTTGAAGGTTGCATAAGCAGCGCTACCGTTGAGGTAGTAGTGGTAGGTGAGCCGCCCGAACCAAAATCATAAAACAAACGAACTCGAATAGTCGGCGAACCGCTGTTACGGCGGATTCTAACGCGGACAGTATAATATCCGTCGCTGTATTGAACGTCGGGCGAGCGGTATTGAAAAACAAAAGACCCTGTTCCGGCCCTAATCCAAATAGGTACAGACGGGTCGTATACATGCGCAAACGTTGCAAAAAATGGGTCGTTTGTAGAAATGCCAAACGCAGTAAAATTACTAAAACTAGGGTCGGGGGTAACGGTTATGTTAAAAGTGTTTGTTGTTACGCTGGACACTTGGTAAGTGCCGTCAAGAGTACCGTTTCCACCGGAATACACGTTGTTTTTAATGTACGTGTAATCACCATTTAAAAGTCCATGACCTGGTGCGGTAATCGTAACTGGAGACGAAGTGGGCGACGTAATTGCCGTTATCGTTACATTGGTAGCGGCAGGAGGGGTAACCGCCGTAGTGGCCCAATTAACCTTAAATTGCGAACCAGGAGATACAATAGCTTCTTGAGGAGTTAGAGCAGATTGCGAAACTGTAAAAGTCCCGTACAACCCAAAAAGTCGACCTACCCATAAATCGGCGGTGGTAACCGGAACGCCGCTAGTGCCACTATACGTCGCAGGATTACCAAAAGTAGGTGGGGCGACATTAAAAACAGGAGGCGTTAACTGACGAACATTAACGCGCTGCCAGGTGTGGAAATTGCCGTTAGCAATTATGTTGCGACCTTGCGGCATGTCAGCAAGGTTGCCAAGGCTCATTTTATTAGGAATTGTGGTAGAAGTAAAATAAAGAGCATTTTTTTGCGCGAGAACCAACGGAATGTTGGCGGCGGTTGCGGCCGCAATAGCGTTGTTTACGGCGGTTACATCGTCTGTAGTGCCGTTTTCAGCCGCGCCAAAATCAGCAAGACTTACAAACAGCCGCAGTTTATCTTGAACAGTAGTGGCTACAGCGCCAGTTCCATTTTGGATAAATCCGACGCGGCTGGCGCCAGTAGACGTAGCCAATATCGGAAAAATTTCGTTAAGCGCGCTTTCAACATTGTTAGCAGTTAAAGGGGCCGTGGGTGTATAGGTAATTGAACTAGCAGGGAGAGTGGTGACCTGCGAAATTGCGGGGATATTGTCGGCGGTAAAAACAGTTATGTCCAAAGATGTTTTAAGAACAAATTTGTAATTTGTGTTTTTAAGCAACCAGACTTCGCCGCCGGCTGAAATACGTCCTGCCGCGTCTAGGATAATTGGGTTGGTGTGAGCAACACTACCAATGTTTGTAGTGTAAGTGGTTTGCGGCGTAGTAGTCCCGGCGGCATACGTGTATAATTTGCCGCCGGCTAAAGGAACGCCGTTGTTGTCAAAAAATTGCGCGCCTGCGCCGCCTAAAAGGGAAAGTGTAACTGGCATAAAACCCCCTTACGCCAAAAACTTTAGTTTATACAACGTTGTCAGGTACAATTCGACAATTTCGTCGATAATGTTCTGTAACGCTGAATCGGATTTGTCGCAAACTTTGTAACGCATATCCTCGATTTCTTTAAGGCTATCCTCAAGAAACTCGACAATATTGGAGGTTTTGCGCGCAGAGTGCAAGGAAATTGGACCGATAAGGCCATGCCGGCCTTGGTAGGCTTCGGCAAACTTGTCGGCAAGGTCGATCACATCGTCGTAAAACCCGCCCAAAGCCTTGTGTTTGGCAAAACTGCGGGTGTTCAGATGGACCGAATGGGCCACATCGCGGGCTAAAAACATGCAGCCGATAAATTCAGCGCAACTCATTGCATTGGGCCTCCTGGCGGCATTTGCGGCGGCATAGCGCCCATATCTGGCGGCATTCCGCCCATTTCCGGTTGCATTTCCGGCATTTCACGTGAAACTGGGCCGCCCGGCCCGACCAAATCGCCGGTATCCATAGCCGCCGCGATGGTGCCCATCACGATGTCTTGGATTTGCTCTGGCGTCATGCCGGCCTGAACCGCGGAAATGCGCTTGGTTTCGGCGTCGTAGGCCTTAATCTGCACTTCCTGAGCCTCAATGGACTGCTCGACGCGCTGCAACATGCCAACGACTTGGTTCAGTTCCTTAGTCAGGGCTTCGATCTGCATCTTGGCCATCTGCATTTCGGGCGATTGGTCTTCGCCTTCCATAACCTTTGGATCAATGATCTTAGCAAACCGCGCCGCCATCTCCTGCGCGCCCGGCCAATCCATGTTTTTGATGAACAGATCACCGGCGACCGTCCAAAGCTGCGGGTTAGATTGCAACAGCATAGACATGGCGTCCAAGGCTTCCTGACGCTTGGTCATGTAGCCCGGTCCAGTGGTCACGCACACGTCGTAAACGCCGACCGACGGGTTGTAAATCTTGTCGATCACAAGCCCGTTTTCGTCGCGGATTTCCTTCACCGGTTCCGGCTGGGTCGGATTGATCCGTACCATACCCACTTCGCCGTCTAGGCCTACGATACGCGCCACGCGGGCGGTGTCGTAAATCTTGGGGATCATGTCTACAAGCTGCCGGGTGACGTGCCGGATCGCGCGAGACAGGTTGTCGACATAATGGTAGGTGCCCGTGTCGCCCTGCTTCTCGCGCGCCAGAATGGCCCGGCCAGACCGCTCGTTGCTCTGCGCCCCTAGGCTGCTGTCGTACTGGCCTGTGGTGCCCTTGATGTCGTCAGCAGCGCCCAATTTAGCCTGTATGAGGCCGGTCTGGGCCAGCGGCGGCGGTGCGCGCTGCGGCAACGGCAGAGGGCTTCCAGCGCCGTCCGTAACGTCGGGATTGACCTCTAGGTACGGCCAGTTGTTCGTGTTGGCCGTCTTCCAGTTCGTCTCGTAGCCTTCAAACTGGCCGCCATAGCCAATGAAGGGCGCCTTGGGGGCCAAAGCCAGCATTTCGGCTTCCTGGCTGACCCAATAGTTGTACATGCGCTGGGCGTCCTTGGCGTTCCGCACAAGGCCCGACACGTAAAGCTGACCGTCGACCTCAAACTCGTTGCCGATTACGCGCACGACGGGAATGTATTTGCCTGCCCAATCGCGTTCTTCCAGCACCTCAAACCCGTTAGTCTTGACCCATTTGACCTTTTTACGGTCGACCACGCGGCTACGCAGCGGCTTGCCAAACATCGCCTTCAGTTGCTTGTCCTGTGACGTATTGGCGAAGGCTGTGATGTTGTCGGGGTAGAGGTTTAGCGTCGCTTTTTCGTGTTCGTAGTAGAAGTATTCGGCGATACGTACCATGTCTTCCGAGAGCCATTGAGAAAGGCTCTGGTCGCCCACGCCTTGCGACATGAGACTAGAAATCGGCGCAGCATCTGGAAACATGCGTTCATAGTCGGCCTTGCTCACGTCTTCGGTGATGAAGCACCATTCGGCGTCGGCGCCGCACGGGTCTTGAATGGCCGGGTCCATGTAGACCGAAAACGAGTTCCGCACCCGTCCGATCTTGATGTCCTGGTCGAAGCTGTCCTCGCGGGCGTACTCCGTCAAAATGCGGATGTAGCCTTCGCCGTAGGTGACCTGATTGTCGCAAGCCGTGTCATAGGCCACGTCGGCGTCCGAGATATACTCGATGTGCCGCACCATGCCGTCAAATATCTCGGCCACGCGCACGTCGGCGCGGTCGTCGGCCGGGATCACCTTGCCGGTCGGCCGGTTCTGCCGCTGCTCGTTGGTCACCTGGCGCACATGCTGCGGCAGCTTGTTGATCGTCAGGCACGGGCGGGCGTTGATCGTCTGGCCCTGCACGGACCCGCGGGTCGCCAGCACGTCCGCCGGCCATTGCCATTGGTTGTCCGGGCTACCTGCCATGAAGCGCAGGTCGTCCAGTTCATCTTCGCGGCTATCCGAATAGGCCGACAACGCCATGGTGTAGCGCCGGCGCATGACCGACAGCCGATCCTTGTCGTCGCTGTCCGATACCTTGCCTGCGGCTTCTACATCGTTGGCGGCCATTACTT